TTTAGCAAACTGACTTCTCATTGCATTTGCTGATTTAGCTGCTACAACATTTATACCATCTGCAACTATCTCAGGCATGTGCTTCTTTTGAAACATACCTAACTTCTTATTCAACTCTTTAACATTAGATTCAATCTTTATACTTACAGTCATTTCTTCCTCCACCATGTTTGAGTCTCAAACTTTAGTCCTAATTCTTTTGCCTTACGTCTTACTGTTGATGGGTGAACATCATAAGACATAGCTATATCATGGCTGGACTTACCCTGTTTGATCTTCTCTTTTAATTTATCTTTATTTATTTTCACTATGATAATTATAAATTGTTGTAGTGTTCTATCAAGCGATTCAAGTACCAAACACACTTCTCTAAGTCTTGTATGTTTGCATCTTTATACTTATGTCTATGCAAATACTTAACTGCTGATCCTTCCAGATACGCTGGATAGTTGCTACCCAACTGTTGTTTGATGTAATCAATACACTCAACGCCACCCTTGTTGTAGTGCGGTGGTTTGTTTACTAAATCTGCTTTCATTTGCTTCTCCAGTAACCTTTATAACCAATTAAATATTTTAAAGCTGCAATTACATTTGCTATATCATCTGCTGTAATCCAACGCTTAGATTCTAAACCCATAACGCAATGCCAAGTTTCTTTATGTGATGTGCATCTCTCTAAATCTATTTCTGTTTTCCAATCACCATCTATTAATAATTCTAAAACCTGATGCTCTTTGTCTAATTTCCAATTACCCCATGATGTTATTTCAGGTGCTGGCGGTTCTGCTAAAATCTCTTTTAAAGATCTAAAACCTAATTTATTAATTCTAGTTGTTTTTTGTTTATTCATTTTTTTCTCCTTTTAGTTAATTCGTTTCTACATTTTTGTATGACCTTCTTCTTTGCACTAGATGATTCAATGTAATCATTTAGATCTTTAATCGTCATACTCTTTAGATAGTAATGCTCAGTAGTTGTCTTACCTGTAGCTCTATCTCTTATCTTCTGGCTTGCCTTTAGCTTCATTGGCATCTGCTTTCTCCTTTTTTTTCTTGCCGAAAATGGCTTCAAAATTTTTATCAAATTGTTCTTGGTCTATATTCATTGGTCTTTTCTTACTCCCTTTACCGCCATGCCATTTGCTCATGTAAAACTCACTCGCTTAAACATAATGTCCAGATTCTTTTTCTTAAATGTTTCTTTGGCTGATAGATAATCTGGGTGCATAAACCTAAACAACTCTTCAACACTAAAAAGCACCACATCTTTATCAGATCCATGCAATTCTTTTAATCTAGGTATTTGTGTATCTGTATCACAAACAATAGCGATCTTGTTGTCTCTGTATTTGTAGCATCTAAAATCATCTTCTAATTTGCTGTAGCCATTATCAGCAGCTTTATCTACCAATGCAGAATATGCTCGATACATCATTTCAATCATCTCAATCTTTTTCTTTACAGGAGATTCAATTAAAGATTCATCAAATAACATTTGTGCTTTACAGAACTTAATCTCTAACTGAGCATCAACACATTTAAATAATCTCTTCTTACCACCCCATTCACGTTCTATAGAAGTTTCATAAGATCTAAAATCTTTTAATTGTTTTTCTAATGTTTCTTGTAAATAATTTTTCATAGGGATCATTTACAGGGAACAGGGATATACCTATAGGTATATATCCCTTCCCTCCCTGTTAATTGTTGATTTTGGTATAAAACTTCCCTCATTCTTCCCTCTAACTTCCCTCTACTTCCCTGCTATTCAAACTTAGGAGCTAATTTATGGTACTCAGCAGATTGATATCCAACTGTTTCCAGATACTTAACTTCCTCTAATTCAACTAATTTTTTTAATAATTTCTTAATACTTTCAACTGACATGATGTTTCCATTGGAATCTCTTACCTTGTCTTTTAGATCTTTTGGGAAAAAGTAATGATCTTCAGGGTGGTCTTTATCAGCAAAAATAGACTCACGTTCTAATGCTTCTAATACTAATTTTTGTTTATATGTCAGCTTATCTTTTGACTTAAAATCTATATCAGTAAGCTCTAAGAACCCACTGGTTAGTTCCAATCCTTCACCTATTAGATCTACTTCTTTAAATACAAAGTTCTTCTCAGACATTCCCTGACCATCTTTATTGAGTGTTTGTTGAAAAGATACAAACATCTCTTCACTCTTATCTGTTCTTTGCACTTTAAATTCATAATCCAACGAAGCACCAATAACACTTGATCCTCTTGCTCTATTACCTTCATGCCCAGAATGATGAACAATACATACGTTGCAGCCATATACAGATATAAGACCATCTAATTGATGTATAAAATTGCCTACATCTTCTGCTGAGTTCTCATTACCACCACCAAAGTTTCTCTGGAATGTATCTACTACTATCATTCCTATATCACCCTCTATAGCTTTAATTGCTTCTATTTCTTGGGTTAATCTCTCAAAATCATCCTTATCACCAATTCTTACAGCTCTATCTGATAGGTATAAAGGTATAGCCTTTAAGCTGTATTGTGCTTGTTGCCAAGCTGATAGCCTTCTCTTAACACCTCTTTGCCCTTCTCCACATATATATAGCACTGGCTTTTTGAATGATTTATTCCCATAAAAGTCTTGACCAGATGCAATAGCACAGCTCATAGCAATAGCTACAAATGACTTACCGCTTTTAGGAGCACCATATATCTGCATTAAAGACTCAGTTTCTACAACATCTTTAATTAACCAATTAGGATTAGTTACCTGACTTAATACTTCATCTGCTCTAGTAAAGGTTATAGATCCCTTTTCCTTCTTTTCTTGTACTGTTTCTATGTATTTAGTTAATGAATCATGCGTAAAATCACCACGTTCAGCAGCATCCCATAAATCATCTTTATCATTAAATGTCTCTGGTGGCTGTATAACCTTAACTTTAGATCCATTTGCTTTTAATTCTTTTGCTATTTCATAAGCACATTTAATACCAGCTTCATCATTATCTGCCCAGACATAGACATCTCTTCCATATATAGCTGACCAATCTGTTTTATTCCATCCTGTAGCTCCACCATGCCAACAACAAACGTCATAATCCCAGATACGTTCTGCTCCACGCATTGCTTTCTCACCCTCATTAACTATTACAGGTTTCTCTGGATGTTTGTTTGTTATATATAGTGGTAATAAACCTTCTGGTCTTTTCATTGACCAAGTGCCATTAGGATTTAAGCTAAAAGGTGCATACTTCATAGGTAAAGCTGAGTGCCTTAACACCATAAAGTTATCTGAATACTTAACCTTTACTTCTGATTGTCTATATAGATCAACCATTTGCTCCCTAGAGAATGATCTTACTTTACTGGCAATAGGGGTACTGCCATTTACAGTGGAGCTAGGGGTTTGTAAAGTAAGATCATGACCAAACTGTTTTAGAACTTCTGAGACATCTTTTCCATACCTTTCGATTAGCCATTTAACACCACCGCCTTGACCTTCTTCAAAGTCATAGAACTGACCTGTTTCAAGGGTAAATACTAATGAACCTTTATTACCCCATCGCCATTCATCTGACTTCTGGACTTTTGGTTCACCTAGTATTTGCCTTGCTACATCAGGTGCTATTTTTTGCCAATCGTAATCTTGCATTTAGAATGGAATATCATCGTCTGTTAGTTCTTGTCTATCTATCTGAGCTTGCGTTGCTGCTGCAACCTTTTCACTCATACTAACTTCACCATCTGCTATCATTGGCTCTTCCCATACAGGAACAACAAAATCTGCTGGTCTATCCTTCCATCCTAGAAATTTAAATAAAGGTACATTGATGTTTAATGCTTTTAGCTCAATTACCTCATGGGTATTGGTGTATTCAAATACTGGCACTTTGCCTTTATTAGCTTCTATGTCTTTGTAGAACTCTACTGCTAACTTTTTAAATGCCTGATATTCACCAAAGCTAAACCTAGACCATAAATATTGCTTATTGTCATTTGTATAAATATTCATACTAAATGCTTCTTTAAAACCTTCTTCTGGTTTAGGTATTTTTACAAAAGGCACATCAGAGTATTTAGTTTCATAAGTACCATTCCACATACCCCAACCAGTTTTAATAGTATCTGGGCATATCATTATCTTATCTAAACCAACTACCTCACCGCCTGCGTTCCAAGTCTTGTCAGCGTTTTTATGCATAATAAAACTAGTGCCAGTTTCACTTACATCATTTTCAAATATCGTACTCATTCTTCATTCTCTCCTTCTTAATGTATAGTTCTATCGCCTATACTGTTTATATAAATGCGTTCAAGATATTCATAATTGGACATCTTGTAGCTCTCGTAACTCTCTTCATTTATGATTCCTAAAATTTCACATGCCTTATTGATCTTTTCGTATCTATCTCTGCAAAACCTTTCAAATTCATCATCTTGATACATTTGTTTTTCCTATAACTTTAGTAATTTTTTGGCACAACTCTTCCAGAGGACACATATAAGTAATTTGATTATTCTTTGGAGCAGAAGATACTAGCCAAGCTGGTACTACTGCATAAATTGGCTTGCGGTCAAACTTATAAATAAGAATGGGTATAAAGTCTTGACCAGAACTTTTAATAACCTGATCCCACCATTCTTGCCTATACATATTAGTATTGCTCTTGCCATATCTCTTACATTCAATAGCAAAGTTTCTAAAGTAGATATCTGCTAAACCAGCTTTCCATGATTGGTCAAAGTTTCTTGATACTCTATCTTCTAGTCCCTCTTTGGCTAAACAATCATTGATCTTATTAACAATAAGACGTTCAAATGCAGCACCTTTAGTTCTTGAATTGATAGGCATTAATCTTTGTATAGATAATAGAGTCCAGTAACTACTAATACTGCTATGACTCCTATTGTTGAAAAAAT